ATCTCATCAGCGTAACGTTGAGGGTCACGGGCAAAACGGGTAAGCTTAGGATGGCGTGGATTTTCGTCATCCAGGAGCGAGAGGTCTGCCTTGGCATGTTCCTCTCCTCTCAGCTGATTGAACAGCTGCAGTTTTTCTCTTCTGTTATACATACCTTATTATATATTAATAAAGGTGCGCCACCCTTTTGATGGCGACACACCTTTTGAGAATTTAGAAGATAAATTATTTTGGGAAATAGAATTATTTACTTACAGCCTTCTGCTGAGTAGTATCAGCCGATTGACTAACTGCAGCAGCAGTCACACCAAGAGGATCCTCTGCGTAGAGACAAGGGAGATCGACAGATGTGCGCTTGAAGGTGAAGGTGGTGTAACGGCCATCCTTATCGTCCTTGGTCTCGGTGTTGTTGAGAATCATTGGCCGCTCTGGCTCGCCGATGATATACCACTGGGTATCCTTCACGTGCTTGTAGAGGATGATGAACTTGCCGCCGGCATACTGCTCGATGAAGTTGTAGAGATCCACACGAGTACCGCCCATGATGATCACCAGATTATTCTCGCCGGAAGTTGTGATGTCTCCCTTCTCGGTCGTAGCGGTGAACGTTGGAATGTCGTGGGCATCGAAGAGGTAAGCCTTCAGGGTTTCTGCAGCTGCGGTTTTAAACGGCATCGCCTTCACCATTCGGTCTTTATCCGGCTGCGGGAACGCCTTGGTCATATCGATGAGAGACGTAGGAACCAGCACAACCTGGTAAGCGATAGCTGAACCATGGGTATCGCGGTCGGTTACGTCATCGATGGCGGTAAGGGTTACGAATGAAGCCATGGAGACACCGGCTCCACCCATACCCATGGATGATGTTGGATTATCAAGCATCTGAAGGAGCGAGACAATGCCAAGCAGCATCATGATCGTCATGAAGAGAAGACGGCCCTTGTGCTGGGCATAACTGTATCCCTTGTTGGGATTGTACGCACGGTGACGTACTGGAATATTGTTTTTCTTCATAATCTTTTCTGAAAATGTAGGCAGGGCACATGGTGTACCCCACCTACGAATTAACACTAAATACTAATATATTATGAATCAACGTCCACCAGGAACGTTAGGTTGAACTGCCTTGTTGATGGTTCGCTTGCCACCTACGCGGCGCTCAAGCTCACGATACTTGTTATCCTTGCCGAGGATAACCATGATGTAGTCGCCTGGCTGGCTAGGAGCCCACGCTGCTGTGATGTTGGCGAAATTACCGCTCTTGGCGATAGTAAGACCATGGGTAGCATCGTCCTCACCAATCTCGATGCAGTAAGCTACACCCTGCTTTGCCTTCTTGATCTCAGTGATGGCTGTAGCAGAAGTCTTGGCATCTGAGATGTGCCAGAATCCGCTTCCACCGTCAATCTCAGCACCGATGACTGCTGCAGGCAGGTTAGTGAAGATCTGCTGGAACTCGTAGTCGTTGTCATCCATATCTGCCTTGGTATCGAACTTGCGACCGGTGAAGGCAGCACCGCAACCCTCCTTCCAGGTACTCCATGCACGAACCATCTCCATCTGCTCCTCCATCTTGACAGCGAACATCTCGCCTGGGAGGTACTCCACAAACTGGAGGTTGCCAGGAATATCCAGGAACATCCAGCAAGACTTGCCCTCGTATGGGAGCCACTTGATCTGAATGGTTGAGTCTGGCACACGGTTCTTGTAACCATCAGGGCCAGTGAAGTCGAGATCCTTGCCATAGGTCTCGCGGCAGTTGGCAAGCCACCAGTCGATGTGGTTCTCGTTGAGGTAGAGAACGTGCTTGTCGAGTGTCATACCCTCAGTGAGGTGAGTCTTGACGTCTGTGATGAACTCCTTGACCGCATCCAGCATATTGGCTGAAGTGTAGGTGTTGTAGCTCTTGTTGGCGAATGGCTTGATGCTGTAGTCGTGGATATAGCGAAGCAGGGTGTACCAGATACCAGTACCTGCATTGAGGTAGCTGGAAGGCTGACCCTCCTCTGGCTTCACGTAGATACCACGCATACGGCGCTGGTTCTGTTCGTCCTGAGCCTTCTTGAGAAGGTTGAGAAGGAAGAACTCAATCATAGACCACTTGATAGGGTCTGAACCCTCCTTGTTGAGGTAAGCAATATACTTGCGCTCAATCTCCTTCATCGGACCGAACTGCACCTTGATCATGGCATCATCTACGTAACCCATCTCGTTCTCGAGCTGCATGCCACCCTTGTAGATCTCACCTGGCTGGTAGCCCTGAGAAACCTCATCGAAGAAGGCATTGAAGAGAATGTCGCGGTCCTGCACACCATAGCGAACAGGGAAGTATTCGGTAAGGTTGCGAAGCTCCAGGATGCGTGCGATAAGAGCATCCTGACGGAGGATGACGAACTGATCGCCCAATCCGGCATTATCCACACCACCATAGTTGGTAGCGAACTGACCAGAAGCAAGCGCCTTCACGTCACCAAGCTCATTGCGGCTCTGGTGATACTTGTAGCGCTGCTGAAGAGATCTGGCGAACGCCATAGACTCCTTGCGGAATGCCTTGCCGTCGCTCTCCTCGTCAGGATCAGATGTTGCAGCCAGTGCCGGATTGACCGTAATCTTGTTCCAGCGCTTCTTCATATCAAACAGAGCGTGCTCGATGCCGAAGAGATAGTTGCTGTTCGACTCGAAGCCATTGATAGGGATAGAAGGAGCAGTAACGTGAGCAGCAGGCTTGTCAGGAGCAGTACCCTGTGCCATCTTCTGCACGTTCTCTGCGAGACCAGATACAGCCTTGACAAGCTGTTCGTAACTTACGTTCTGAGAAGCACCAGTAGGCTGCTGGCTATTCTCATTCTTTTTGCCATCATCAGAATCCTTGCCCTCATCGTCATCGTCGCCATCATTACCATCACCAGCAGCATTGTTGGCCTTGGATACGATAGCGTAGAGGGAGTTGATCTGCTGCTGATGCTCTGCCTCTTCGGCTGCACTGTTCTCGGCTGCAAGGTCATCGACGAGAGTACTCTGGTACTCCTTCTGGTATTCCTCGCAAAGAGCCTTGTACTCCTCTGAAGTCAGGCTCTTGTTCTCGAACTTCTTGACGAAGCCAAGCTTCTCGAGAACTTTGTTAAGTCTTGCTTTGAAATTCATATAAACAAATTAACTAAATATTAAAACAACAATAGAAAACAAACAAAATTCTTATCTAAGTATTAACAGAATCCATACAGGTTCTGGGTTCCCATATAAGCATCTCCCATCTGGGCAACCTCGGCAATAGCCTCGAGCAAGGTACGCTTGCCATCGATGAGACCAACTTCCTCGGCAGGATCTGTATAGAAGCTCTCGCCCTGAAGAACCGGAGCATCGTCGCCGAGTTCAGTCAATTTAGGGCGCATGGCCTTAACTTCTGCCAGGAACTGCTCGTTCATCGGGTCGAGCACATTCTTGATGTACTCTTCGGTCTTGCCATCCTTCAGATCCTCGAAGATTTTATTCTTCCTGGAAGAGTTGGTAGCCTTGGCGGTGATCTTCTTCAATCCAAGCTTCTCGAAGTATGGCTCGAAGTTCCAGAAAGAGCACATCGTACCGATGCAGCCTACGAAGTCGTGACTGGTCGTTGCATAGAGCTTCTGACCATGGCAGCCGATATAATAGGCTGCCGATGCGCAATATTCCTCGTAAATGGCGAGGATCGGCTTCTTGGCGTTGCGCAAAGTCTCGCTCAGACGGTCCATATACCAGGCTTCTCCTCCAGGAGAGTTGATATGAAGCAGGTGGGCAGATATCTGAGGGTTATTCTCTGCTGCTATGATATCCTGCTCCAGCTGTCTGGAAGAGAAGTACCAGTAGCTATCTGCTGACACTACACCGAATATGCGGTGATAGGCGATAGATCCTTCATTCAGTGAAGGAGAATCATATTCGTCAGTAAGCTGCACATCCTTGGTCTCTTCACTCTGGGCAGCCTTGGAGGATAAAATCTCCAGGGCTTTATGAGTCTCATACTGATAGAATGTATGAGTCTTGAGATATTCCCGAACCTCGGCCAATGTCATCGCCTGCTCGGCTCTCTTATGTTCGATGCTAACCACATTGCTATATAGAGGGAAAGCTGCCACCATCAGCCGACGGTAGGCATCTTCCGTAATCCATAGCGGATGCGTGGAGAGCAGAAGGGTCTGTATTTCGTCCATCTTGATATAAGTTTTCTACAAAGGTACATTATTATAATAGGTATAGAAAAGACCTTACCCAAGCGGATTGCGAAGCATTTTGCAGTTAACTATCAGCTTTGCCTTGTTGAGATGCTTCACGAGCTGCACCCTCGCCGGAAGGTCTTCCGTACCTATTTTATATTCCACAGGATCCTGCGAGCCACTTGCATGGCTAATGTCTGAAAGGGAAACAATAGCGTTGCGGGCAACCCTGAGTTCATTAATCGTATCATTATCGGGCAAATCGACCACGAAAGTCTTACTGCAATCCCAATACACGCCACCATTATCCTCGGTCATGGCTGGCTCAAAAGTGAAGGGATCTGCTATCAATATATCCCACTTTTCGGGGCTCCCGACGAGGGAGACACCCACAAGACAAGAAAATTCTACCATAATGCGTATTTTTAGAGTGATTATTGCTAATTTTTGGGTGACAATATTTTATACTCGGTATGTATTAAAAATAATTAAACACCGCGTTTTTTTTGGTATTTTCGCGGAATTTTAGGGCAGAGCCGCTGTCGGTAGCGATAAAAGTTCTTCAGAAGCGCATCCGACGATATCGACTTCAGATGGTACGTTCTGATGAACTCTTCCACGACATCCTGGTTGCGCTTCGGCCTTCCAAGCTCCTCATTCTCCAACATGATGCGGTGGAACTCGAAGTTGAAGAGCAGACGGATGTGCTCCTCTATCTTCTTGGCAGCCCGCTGTGACAGATAGTTGTAATAGGCAGGATCCTTGCCTGGATGGCCATCCATACAGGAACGGCGGGAAGGAAGATAGATGGTGAGGTTACAGTCTTCTTGGCCAACGCTGTTCGCATCCGGCTTGGCCATGAGATTCCACACCACGTAATACAAATCCGTGGTGTAAGGTATCTTTACTCCGCCCGTTTCGGGCTCAATTTCTAACTTTTTTTGAATGTACTCTGCCAGATATGGCTCGATTCTGACAGAAGCAATTCGTTTCGTGAGACGTTTTTTTCTTTCCATATTGTTTTTGCTTATTTTTGCGTCCTACCGTCCTACAATCCTACAAATCGTAGGTACGATAATGCAAAGATACTAAAAATCAGCGAGTTAAGCAAATTTTATCAAACATATTTTTGACCTACACACTCATTTTTTCGCGTCCTACACATCCTACAA